CCGCCTCGGTAATCCCGGGGGAGCCTGGAAAAATTGGGGGTAAATCGGCGGCCAAGTCCCCGGTTTACGCATAAGGCCTGATTGCTTTGCCAAATAAATCAATGGGTTGGAAGAATATATGCTGCTAATGATCGACAATTATCATAGAGCATCTGGCAATCGTTCGCTGTCTTTCGCCAGTTTCCGCCGAAATCCTGCAAAAATCCAGTAAAAACCGGGCGTTGCGGGTGGTTTGCCCGGCTTGTTCTTTCGCCTGCTTTCGCAAATATTCGCCAGCAGCCGGATAAAAACCGGACAACCTGCCGGACAAAATCCAGTAAGATCACCTTGTATCCGGTAATCGAGGTGGAAAATGCGGCCAGATTTCATTCCAAGAGAGGCATTCAGGGCGTGGTTGAAGCCCAAGGAACTCAACAAATACGCCATGATCGACGGCATTCTTGCCGCGAGCTACGCGGGCAGATTCGAGCGCCTTGGTCAGCCATTCCAGAGCCGTGACGGCCGCTTCCGTCTGCTTGATCTTGTGGCCAGGGCGCGGGCGCACTGCCACGCCATCACCCCTCCGCCGGATGGAAAGTTTGCCGTCGAGTGCTTGCGTGCGAAGGCCGACGAGCTGCGCTCGATCGTCGCCGACCTCGAAGCCCGGCGGGCGATACTCGCGGCACAGGTGAATCAGGCCGAGATGGTCAATGCGTTGCGAGGCCATGCTAAGTCATTGACCGGGGCCACTCTGCTTACCGAGGAAGAGATCGTCACGCAAAGCGAAAGTGTCGCCGATACCTGCGGCGTCTATTTTCTGATCCTCCGTGGCGTCGTGGTCTATGTCGGGCAGTCGGTCAATGTCCATGCCCGCATCTTGCAGCATCGGGCGCAGAAGGAATTCGACCGCTTCGGCTTCGTTGCCTGTGATGAATCCGCCCTCGATCTGCTGGAGTCGCTTTACATCCATGTCCTGCGTCCGCCGCTGAATGGCGAGCAGTCCGGGACGCCATGCGCCCCATTGAGCCTCGACAAGATTCTCAAGCTGGCCGGGGTGAAGTGATGCCGGCGCTGACAGACACAAAGATCAGGAACGCCAAGCCAGGCGACAAGCCAATCACCCTCAACGACGGGAACGGGCTGTATCTGGACATCCGGCCGACGGGGGCGAAAATCTGGCGCTACCGGTACTGGCTGACCCCGGAGAAGGACGGGCGCTACACGATAGGCGAGTATCCATCGGTTTCACTGTCGGAAGCCCGGCGAGAACGGGAGCGCCTGCGCGAGCTGGTCAAGCAAGGGATCAACCCGACGCACGAGAAAAAGACGGAGAAGATTCGTCAGACCCACGAACGGGCCAACACCTTCGAGGCCGTTTCCCGCGAGTGGTTGGAGCGGAAGAAGGAAAAGTGGACACCGTACTACCACAAGCAGGCGACGAGCTGCCTTGAGCAGAACGCTTTCCCGAAAATCGGCCGCCTGCCGATTCGCAATGTCACGGCGGCGCACTTGCTCGAAATCTTGCAGGCGATGGAGCGGCGCGGGGCAGAGACATACGCCCTGCAACTGCGGCAGTGGTGCTCGGCGATATTCCGTCATGCCGTCGTGACGTTGAGGGCCGATGGCGACCCAGCAGCGGCCCTCAAGGGGGCAATCCAACGGCCGCAGGTCAATCACAGCAAGCCGATGTCGGCCGACCAGATCGGCGACTTCAAGGCGCGGCTGACGAAGTATGGCGGCAACAGAACGACCGTCATTGCCATGCGGCTGATGCTCTACACCTTCGTGCGGACGGTCGAGCTACGCAAGGCGCCGTGGGCCGAGTTCGATATTGAGGCGGCAGAGTGGAAGATTCCGCCTGAGCGGATGAAAAAACGACGGCTTCACGTCGTCCCTCTGGCGCGGCAGGCGATTGCCCTACTGGATGACCTGAAACGTATTACCGGGGCAGGCCTGTGGCTTTTCCCGAATTTTCGGCGCCCGGATGATGTGATGAGCGCGACGACGATCAATCGCGCCCTTGAGCACATGGGCTACGCTTCGGGCCTTTGGACGGGGCACGATTTCCGCGCCACCGCCTCGACTCAACTGCATGAAATGGGATTCCGTCCCGAGGTGATTGAGCTCCAGCTCGCCCACGTCGAGGAAAACAAGACGAAGGCGGCCTACAACCACGCCGAATACATGACCGAGCGGCGTGAAATGATGCAGGCCTGGGCCGACTGGATCGATAGCATTCCGGAGCGCGACACCGGTTCGACGCTCAAGCTGCCTGAGCATGAGGCGACGAGTTCGCCGGCTGATCCGTCCGACTCTGACGAATCTGCTGACTGATCCATGCCTGAATCTCCGACTCGACCCAGCCCGACAAGCGCCCGAGCTTGATCTGTTTCGGGAACTCCCCGCGCTTCATCTTCTCGTAGATCGCCGTGGTGCCCAGCCCGACCATTTCCTTGACCTTGGGCAGGCGGATGATTTTTTCGCTCACTTCGTTTTCTCCTGTCTGTTTCGTCATGCTGCCCACCGTGTCCGGTAGGTAATGATGTCTCTGGCCGTCGATTCGCCGCAGCCGAAGATGGCGGCCAAGGTCGCGTAGCCTTTCCGCGACCCCTTGGCCTTCCAGTCCTCATAGAGCCGCCGCATTTCGCGCACCTGGTCGTCGGTGAGGCGGGCGCGGTGATGCGTCTCGCCGCAACGGTGCCCGGTGTGGCTCCTGCTGACCATCACGCACCCCGCGCCATCTCTGCCAGTTGGTTGAGCCGGTCGGCCGGTAGTGTGATGCTGCGGGCGGACAGGCGGCGATCCACGAACAGCGTCACGCGGCCGTTCTGCGCGTGATACCCGGTCAGTCCGGTAACGGTGAAAGGTCGGCGCGGCGTCGCCTGCCGCTTCTGCTGAACCTTCGGCGCGGCAGGAATGGCTGCCTTAGCTTCCAGCTCGGCGATGCGACGCTTGAGGCCGGCGATATAGGATGCCGCGTTGATCGGCGTGTCCTCTCCGCTGATTTCGCCGATTGCTTCGCGCCATGCGTCGCGTTGCTTCTCGGCGCGCTCGGCGTGTTCCTTCATCATCGTGCCGCCGGCCTCGGCGTTCTTGAGGTCGTGGCGCAACTTCTTGGCCTCTTTCTCCAGTTCGTCGTTTCGCTCCTTGAGGGCTCGGCCACCGGATTCCAAGCCCTCCGCGAGCTTCGCCTTCTCGCGGTGAATCTTGGCCATCGCAGCGGCAGCGATCACGCCATCGCCGGAATCGTCGACGGCCCCGATTGCATCCAGCAGGAACCGGAGGCGCTCACTGAGTTCGCGGTTGGCCAGGGCGAGCAGATTGGCGTCGGCCTCCGACATCGCATCTTCATCTTCATGCGCGGCGCTGGCCAGCCAGTAAATCAGCTCGTTTCCTTTTCCCTTGCGCTTCTCGCACTCAACGGTTCCCTCGGTGCGCAGCGCATTCAGGACGTTGTTCACGCTGCTCTGCGATTCCCGATAGCCGATTGCTGCGGCGATCTGTTTGGCTGTCGCTTCCTCGGTCTTGCGGAGGTGGGCGGTGATGAGTTTTTTCAGGTCGTTCATGGTCGTGCTTCCCGCTAAAAAGGTATGTCATCGCCGAGGTCGTCATACGCCTGGCGTTGGGGTTGGCGTTGCTGCTGGCCGGCATTGCCGCCGGCCGGGCGCGATGGGGGCGGCTGGTATCCGCCTTGGTCGGACTGCCCGCCGGGCTGACGGCTGCCGAGCATCTGCATTTCGGTGGCCTCGATCTCGGTGGTGTAGCGATCGTTCCCGTCCTTGTCCTGCCACTTCCGGGTCTTGATCCGGCCCTCGATATAGACGCTGCTGCCTTTCTTCAAGTACTGGCCGGCGATTTCGGCCAACTTCCGGTAGAAAACGACCTTGTGCCACTCGGTGATTTCGCGCTTCTCCCCGGTGTTCTTGTCCTTCCAGCTTTCAGAAGTGGCGATGGTGATGTTGCACACCGCGTCGCCGCCGCTCATGTAGCGCATCTCCGGGTCTTTGCCGAGGTTGCCGACGAGGATCACTTTGTTGACGGACGCCATTACTCGGCCCCCTTCACGTTGTGGCCCCACAGCTCGGTTGTCTCGCCGCTGCGGGTGTTCTCGAATTCGGCCAGTTTTTTCCAGCCGGCGGCCTCAAGGACTCGCTGCTGGGCAGCGTTGCCGGAGGCGACCGTGCAGATGGCGAAGTCATGCAGTTGCGCCCGCAGGGTTGCTCCCTGATGGGCCTTGAGCATGTGGCCGTATCCACGGCCGCGCATGTCCTGCGGCACCATGAACCCGTGGCACACCGCGACTTGCGGCTGACCGGGCAACGGCGTGACCTCGTAGGCTCCGTAATCGGTGGCGTGGCGTGTCATGCTGCACCCCCGAACAGGTCGCCCTGGATGGGCTGCTGGCGCATTGCCTGCACGGCCTGCCGGCGGGCGTTGGCGGCCCAGCCAAGCAGGACAAAGCAGAACCCGCGCTGGGCAGGGTTGCCAGCCCGTGACTTGGCCTCGCGCAGATAGACGCGGGCGCGGTGAATGGCCGATGCGCGTTCGGTGTTCTCAATCATGCTTCCGCCCCCTTGAACTCGTAGATGTTGGAATACCAAAAACCGCCGGCCATAGTTGGTGACTTGTTCCCGTGCTTTACTGGCGTGACAGAGATTCGGTAGCCCAGCGCGTTGGCCTTTTTGATGACTTCGTTCCAGGCGGTGAAAAGCGTCCAAGTAGGATCGACTCGCGGGCCGCATGATGAGCGTCCGCCGACCTCAACTTTTCCACGAGCGAGCAGTTCATTGAACCGTTCGCGCAATGGCGTATTGGAAATCGGGTCTTTCATCTTCCTGTCCCGCGTGGCGATGTACTTTTCCAGTGCAGGGTTGAGGTTTGCATTCCTCATGGCTGCACCTCCGATACTGCCTTGGCGGCTTTTTCTGCCTTGCGCTGCTTGTATTCCTTGAGGATTGAGCATCGGCCAGGAACGCGCCCAAGCCCGCAGTTCATCGGAGCGCCGCAGCCACCGTAATGCTTGCAGTGGCTCATTGGGCAGCCAGGCGGTTCGAGCGCGTCGATGATCTTGAAGAACAGGCCGTGGATGTCACGGTCAGACATGCCGCGACGCTCAAGAGCCTCGCGCAGATCGCGCACAGAGAACCGTTGCTCGTCGCCACTCCGGTGGCTGCGTTTGACGGAGCGGGCCACTGCCTTCTCAAGGCGCGGTGTGCTGAGTCGAAGCAAGGTGCTCATGGTTGCACCCGCTTGAATTCGATAACCCAAACCCACGGGTTTGCGTCCCATGATCCTATGCCGTTGATCGATTCCCACAGATGTCGATACGCTGCGACGTAGCTGTAGGATTCTCGCGGTTCGTCCGGGTAGATGATTTCAGGTACGCTGCATCCCTCGGCCTCGGCATCCGCCTCACCGATTTCCTGCAGCCGTTCAACACGGACGCCGGTAATCTCCAGAAGGATGCGGCTGGCCCAGCGGGGCATGTGGATGGAGGGCTTGCAGGCGCTGCTGATGTTGTCGTCCAGGTCAACGAACTCCTGAATGCAGTCCGTTGCCGGGTAGCTGATGGCATAGCCTTTGCCGGTCTTCCAGTCGGTTTCCCAATGGTTTTCGGTGCCATCGGCGAACAGCGGCTGGAACGTCTCCCGCACCCACAGCCGGTCGCAGAGCTGGCCGTAGGGGCAGAGAACGGTATTCAGTTCGCACTCGCTGCGCTGCTCAAGCGCGATGCCAGGGCCGCCAGGTGCAATGATCTTTCCGCCATGCTTCGGCTTAACCACCCGCCGCGTCTGCGTCTTCCGGCCTCCGAGAATCGCACGCACCATCGACGCACTGAACAGAATCGGACGCTCTTTCATGCTGCCACCTCCGCAGCCTTCGCCGTCGCGCTCATGGCCTCCAGATTCCCGCCTTCCATCCAGAACACGCCGAAGTTATCCGGCAGGCCCGGCAGTGCCTTTTCGAGCTGGTCACGGCGCATCGTGCCGAGCACAAGGGCGGTGTCGAATGCGTTGGCATCCGCCATGTCTGCCAGCCAGAAAATCAGGTCATTGCGGCCCGGCGCATCGAGCACGTCCATGCGGTCGAGCACCAGAAGGCGACGGCCGGAAACGTGGCTGATGGCTTCGGCTAGCAGGCAGTCAGCGCGCCACTTCTCCGATTCGGATAGCAGGCCGTAGGGGCGGCCACCGACGGCGATATTCATGTCGCCGTCGATCACGGGCAGCTTCCAGCCGGCCAGCTTCGATGTCATCGACAGCCGGTCAGAGAAGGGCCGCAGAGCATCGGCGAGGATTTCGGCCGGGATTCCTGTCGGGGCCAGGTGGTCGGCGATCTTGTCCCATGCCTGCACGTTCGCATGGTGCTGGGCGGCGGCCGTGGTCTTGCTCTCGGCCTCGGCTGCCTTGCGCTCGGCATCGCGTACCGATTCGAGCTTGGCCTGCGCTTCTTTCCGGCTGGCGCGCAGTTCATCGACCTTGGATTTCGCTTCGAGCAGTGCGCCATCGCTCGGCGCTGCGGCTGCATCGGCTTCCAGATGCTTGAGCTGTTCCTTGGCGGACAATGCTGCGGCAAGGTCGCGCTCGCCGTTCTTCACGGCGCTGTCGAGCAGGTTCAGCGCCCGTTCGTATTCCGGCAACTTCACGGCCGCGTCGTCATTGCCTTGCATGTCGCCATGAGGAACCAGGCGGCCCTGCGCGAAGATCAGCGCGGCGCCGCACTCCGGGCAGGCGCAAGCAGTCGAGCCGGCGCGAATGCCGTGGGCCGCCAGCTTCGTTTCCTCGACCTTCTTCTCCCACTCGTGCCGGTCGGTACGATCCTTGTCGAGCTTGGCCTGGATGCGATCGATGCGCTCGGCCTTCTCGCGCAGCCCGTCGATTTCGGCATTGCGGGACTTCGCTTTGTTGGCGTCGGACTGGAGCGCGCCGAGCTGCTGGTTGGCGGCTTCCAGTTGGCTGTCGATCTCGGCCGCGTCGTCGGCTTTCAGCGCGGCCTCTGCCTTGAGTGCGGCAACGTCGCCGCCTTCGGCCTTCCAGCTTGCCCCTTTCTTGTCGCCGTAGGTTTCGCCGGTCACGGTGCGCCAGCTTGCCTTGGCTTCGCGGGCCTTCGCCTGGGCTTCCTTCTGCGCCTCCGGGAACCCAGCCCGCAGGTAAGGCGTGATGCTGTTGGCGCGGGCCTCATCCACCCCGCGAGCCATGAGGCGCTTTTTCACCTCGTCGGGAGTGGCAGCGCAGCCGGTTATGCCGAACAGCAGCCCCCGGCGCTCGTCTGCCGATGCACGAGCAAAGCGCGAGCCGTCAAGGATGTAGGGCAGTTCCGGCGGCGTGTCGCGCCCGGCTTGGTTGTCGATGACCTTGCCGGCTTCGGTGATGGTCACGGCGAACACTTCGCCGTCGACAATCAGCTCTACCGTTCCGTCGGGTTGGCCGTCGGTAACCAGGGCGCCGGCTTCCTTCTTGAGCGCAACGCGGCAAAGGTCGGCGGTCAGTGCCAGGGCGATGGCATCGCGCAGGCTGGTCTTGCCGGCCCCATTCGCGCCGGCAATCATCGTGACCGGGACGGTCGGCCGGATGTCGGCCCGGCGTGCCCCGATCACGTTGGTGATGGAGAGTTGTTCAACCTTCATGTCCTTCTACCTCCAGTTCTGATTCCACCTGGTCGATGGCGTCGATGTAGCGTTGGGTGTCCTCGCCGCGCAGCAGAATGATTGCCCCGGTAGCGTTTTCATCCACGCTGGAGAAAACCACCCGAACCATGCCGGCGTTCATGTCGGCCATTTCCTTGATTGCGTCGCGGAGTGTGTTTTCCGGTTTGATGATGGGCAGATTCATTTCCGGCTCCCTTGGCGGCTTGCAAGGTAGTCGTCGCGGGTGGCAACCGAAACGATACGGCGGTCTTGGGCCTTCTCACCCTCGTACTGCTGACGCTGCGCTTCGACAAACCGGCCGGCATCCCACACTCGATGCTCGTTGATTATGTCCTTGCGCTTGCCCTGCGGGCACGACAGGCGGATGTAAATGCTCTGGCTCATTGCGGCTCACCTTCGCCGTTGCCATCATTCACTTCTGCGCTGCCGGGGTTGTCTTCGTGGTACGCCTTCCAGCCGCGAATCCACTCGACGACCAACTCGCTGCGAATGATCGGGCAGTCGCTCTGCGGCTTGCCTTCCTCGGCGGCCTTGTTCCCGTCCTCGTAGGCCTGCTGGAGTTCTTCTTCCGTCGGGGTAGTGTCGCCAGGCGCCGGAAGCCCGAGAACTTCGCCCTCGATCACGTCCCCGGTGTGCTCGCCGGCATCGCCCATGCCGCCGCCGTCGTTGTCGTGGTACTCATGCCCCAAGTCCATCGCCCGCTGATCTTCCTCGCCGGTGATGCCGTCCATGCCTCCGGTGTGCTCGCCGGCATCGTAGACGATCACGAGGACGGCCTTGCCCTGGGCGTCATACAGGTCGTGCAGGGATTCGGCGCTGCGGCCGATCTTGATAACCGCCTTGGCGCCGTCCTTGATGGTGATTTGCTCCAGGTCGCCGACCACCACAGTGCGCCCCTGGCTGGACAGCAGATGAACGGCCATCTTCACGTTGGTTTCGACGCGCTTGCGCAGACGGTCGATGATGTCGTCCTGCTTGGATTTGGCGATCTGATCCCACGGCTTCGGCAGCAGGCGGATTTCCGACAGCAGCGCGGAGAGCAGGTCTTTGCCGATGGAGTCGGCGGTCATGGAACGGAAGTCGTTTGTCTGGTTCATTTGTGGATCTCCTGAGATTGATTAGATGGTGCAGCCGTCGGCGTGCAATACGCGCTTGGCTTCGAGATAGGCGTGATGTGCTGCCTCCGGCGTGTTGAACTCACCGATGGTCTTTTTCTTGCCGTTGGCGGTAATCTTTGCCCGCCACTTCTTTCTGGATTCAACCCAGCTCACACCGAGGAATCCGCTGCTGCCATTTGCACGCGCCTTGCGTTCGTTGTGCATATTGGTAGTCCGTGGCACGTCCCGGAGATTGCAAATCCGGTTGTCACAGCGGTTTCCGTTGATGTGGTCAGTGTCGAATTTCGGAAATGCTCCGTGGACATAGAGCCATGCCAGCCGGTGTTCGAGATAGTCGCGGCCATCCAGCCTGATCTTGCGGTAGCCGTCGTTATGCTCGCTTCCGGCGCGCTGGCCGATGCGTTGCTGGAGTCGGTTGCTCGCCCATGTGAAAGCCCCGGTTTCCGGGTCATAGGACAGAAGCTGCTTGAGCCGTTCGGTGGTCAGCATGTTCATGTCGCCGGCCTCAGTTCGGAATGGTCACGATGACCGTGCGAACCATCGTCCCTGACGAGCGGAACGCGCCCTCCTGACATTCCTCGATGTCGCCACCACGCCCGTCGATTAGGGCGCGGAAGTCGGCTGTGAGGCGGTTGTCGCGGAACAGGATGCTGGCGGCCATGACGGAAACAAGAAGCCCGCCGTCCTTGAGGAAGCGCAGCGCATGGGTGACATGGCGGATGTCGTCCTGGCGGGCAAACGGCGGGTTCATCACCACGCGGTCGTAATCGCGCCAGTTGTCCATCGGCTCAAACCGCAGGAAGTCGCCGCACAACGCCTTGCGAATCGACGGGTTGAGCTTGGCGAAATTCGCCGGCAGCAACTCGACGCAATCGACAGCGGTTTCTTTGGCGACGGCATGGGCGATGTTCCCTTGGCCTGCGCTCGGTTCCAGAACCGTCATGCCAGGTTCAATCTCGGCCAGCTCGATCAGTCGCGCCACGATGGGTTCGGGCGTCGGGAAGTAACCGAAATCCTGCGGGATGGTGATTTCGCCAGTCAGGATGATCTGCTCGATGGCATCGGCGGCGTTGCCGTCAAACAGATGGGCCTTTGCCTTGCGGTTCCACTTGCCGCCGGCAGCCTCAAGCACCTTATTCGTGCGGTCGTAGAGGCGACGGTCAAGCTGACCAACAAGCGTCAGGGCGTTGCCTTGGGTGGCGGCGCGGCTCAGGACTGTGAGCACTTCGTTTTCTACTCGCATCGCGCCCCCTTACTCGTCGGAAGCGATGCGTTCGAGGTGTTCCTTCTGCGCGTCGGACAGGTACATCCGGCGGCCGAACTCCTCGTATTTCGCCTTCATGTCGCGGACGAAGGTTTCCTCCCAATCGTTCGCGGCATTCGCCTGTGCGCTTTCAAGCAATTCCTCGAAGTCGCGCTCGTCGTAGAGGTCTTGGACTCGCTGATTCATGGCCCGCCCCTATCAGCCGATGTCCAGGTTGCCGCGACCACGGCGCGAGCTGGTCGCTTGCTGCGGCTGGGCATCAACGCCTGCCTCGGCACGTTCGCGGGCGGCGATTTCGGCCATTTCTTCGGGCGTCGGTTGCCAGTTGTCCGACGAGGACTGCGCGGCGGGATCAGACGACGCGGTGCCTTCCGCGCCCGTTGCCTCGCTACCGCCCTGGCCTGTGCCAGCGTCCTCGGGCTGTTCAACACCGCCGGGGCTTCCGGCGGCCTTGCCCTCGTATTGGCCGTGCGCCACCACGGCCTCTTGTGCATTCTGGTTTCCGCGAAGGGTGCCGACATCAACCGGCTGGCGAACGATCGGCTCCGGCGTCACGTCGATGATTTCGCCGGCTTCCTCTGCCGTCTGGAGGCCCATGAGCAATTCAGGGGCGTAGAGCTTCCCGAAGAAGCTGGCGGCGCGGTAGCGCAGCATCACGTCCGGCATCGTCTGCCACTTGCTGCCGTTCTTGCCATGCCAGCCTTCGCGCACGGCCATTTCGATGCTGATAACCGGCGATTCAAGGCGCTGGCCGGTTTCGCGCTCAACGGCCCATGCGATGCAGGTTCGGTTGCGAATCTTCGTCTTGCGCGTGACGGCGACCTTCTTGGAGCGGCCGTTCGGCTGGTCTTGCCACTCGTATTCCTGGTATTCGACTTCGCGCTCCGGCTCCAGATCGGACATGTCGAAGCGCAGCGGTGAATACCGGCCGCAGTTGTTGATGGCGGCGATGATGAACTGCGAACTCCAGGCGGGGCGGCCCTCAACGATGTAGAGGTTCTGCATCACCATCAGGGGGTCGGCCCCCATGCGCTGCGCCATGTTGAGCGCCACGACGCAGTTGGGCAGGCCGGCCGGGTTTTCCGTGACGTTGCCACGGCGATCCTCATTGATGAGGCGGTAAGAAACTGGAACCAGCGTTGAGTTGGCGAGCAGCTTGGCGGCGCGCTGCATCAGTTCGAAGCTCTGGTTGTTGCCGAAGCCCATAGCGACGGGCATATCGATGTTGCGCGGGGCAATGGCTTGGGCGCGGAGTTCGGTCATGGCGACAGGGGTTGCGGGTTGCATGTGGTGGTTCTCCTTACTCGTGGTAGTGGCAACGGGTGCCGTAGGCGGGGCAGTACTTCTTGCTGCAAAGCATGCTTTTTGGGTTGGGCGGGAAAATCCCGTCACGCAGCATTCGAGCGGCGATTTCGATCAGGCCGGGCGCATCCTCGGTGCCAAGGAGGGGCGTCTTCACGTCCTTGATTTCCCCCGTGGCGACGGGCGCTTCCTTGGTGGTCTGGAGGCCGATGATTTCGGCGGGCGCTTCCATGCGCCGGCCGGTGGCTTGCTCGGCCATCAGGGTGTAGATGCCGAGTTGGAGGTGATGCCCCTTTGTGACGGCGCGGCGACTGCCGTCGGCGGCCTTCTCGGTGGCACGGCTGCCGGTTTTCAGATCGGAAATGCCCTCGCGTCCGTCAGCCAGGGCGCGCACCCGGTCGGTGGTTCCGGTCACACGAACGACGCCGTGGTTGGTAGCGATGTCGAGAGCGTTGCACTCCAATTCGACGGCGGCATAGTCGCGGGTCGGGGCGACATCCTGGCAATAGCGGGCCGTGAGCTTGATAGCGAAGTTGTCGGCCTCGGCAGGCGTCAAGTTCTCGTCCCACTCAACGTCTTGGCCAGGGTCGGCGAGCTTGGCGCGGCTGGCGTCGACCGCAGCATCGACCGGCACCGGGTCGCCGTTGACGCGGGCTGCGTCGAACAACGCCGTGCCGGCATGAACGGCGGTGCCGAGGGCGGCATTGCCCGACGACGGCATCCGCAGTCCGGCGACGTTCTGCCAGTACCATCTGTACGAGCAGTCAAAGAGAGAGGGCCAGCTTGAGGCCCGGATGGTGCCGATGGGTTCAGACACGGCAGATTCCTTTCTGGTTACGGGTGACTGGTTGAAATTCAGGCCAGGCAGGCGAAGCCTCCAGCCGGTGATGAAGCGCGGCGTGGTACTCGTGGGTGCAGACGAGAAGGTTTGCCGGGCGGTTGTCCGACTTGATGCCGTTGATGTGATGCACGACTTCGGACTTCGGATTGCCGCGCCCGAACTTCTTGAGCCGGCGACCAAGGGCGCGCTCGGCAACGAGGATGTGCTCGTACTGCTCGGCGTTCGGCCCGGTACGAACCACGACATAGCCGTGGCTGCTCATGCTGCGATTGCCGACGGCGCGGTCTGACTTGGCGGCGCTCGCCTGATTGGCGTTGTGGCCCTTGATGAACTTGAGTGGCTGACCCTTGACCCAACCCTTTGCGCGATCAGTCACCGGAGCAATACGGGTCGGCTGCCCGCAGCCGCATTGGCACAGACCGGCGCTCATTCGCTCACCTCGTTTGCGGTGATGAGGAAGCGTTCGTTCTGGCAGGTCGCCAGGGCGTTCGTGTAGGCGTCGAGCTCTGCCCGGCGCAGCAATTCGTCCTCGTGATCGAGGTGGCCGACGAGTCCATAGACGGCGAGAATCAAGACGAGGACGAGCGCGGTCTTGAGGTGCTCGCGGATGCGGAGCGGGCGTTTCCCCTGGAGGCTGGCGAGCCAGGCCCGCCGTGCCGCAGTGTTTGCATCGGTACCGGTAATGGCGAAATGGGGAGGGCAGCAGGTGTTTTTCATGCCGCGCCCCCGGTGGCCTTGGCGATGGCGGCGCGGGCACGGGAAAGTGCCGCAGGGTGCAGAACGTCGCCACCTTGCGCATACCTAACTGCATCAACCAACGCATCCAGCAGGTCGGGCGCGGCAGCAATCAGCTTCTGATTTGCATCAGCTTCCGCGATGCCCATGTGCGAATACACCTCGCAGATGGTGCCGCTCTGAGATTCGATTGAGCGGTGGCTGCCTTCATGCCACGGCCCTGGGGTGTGCTTGGTGTCGGTCATGCTGCGCTCCTATCGGTGATTTGATGAGCGCAGTTTAATAAACACTAAACCGCAGTGTCAAGCAAAAGATAAACTTTTCACTAAACTTTTAGGATGGTGGCGAATGCTGGTGGTTACGGGCGGAAAATTTGGCGCCGGAATTCACTAAGGAGGCGGATCAAGAGATCGGGCAGAAAAAACCCGCTCAATGGCGGGCTTTGGCTGCGCATCGTGGCTGAAGTTCAGCCCATCAGATTCGCCTTGTGCAGTCTTGCGTGGTTGATGATCGCATCGGCCGCTGCAATCAGAGCATCGTGAAATCTTGATTCGTAGAACCTAAGCTCGGTCTTTGTCGGGCTGATAGTTGGTTTGTTTTCCCCAAGCCGAAGACCGTCATCAGTGAATGACCAGAATGTCTTTATCTCTCCGCTTCCAGACGAGGACACGTAGCGTTTTTGCTCAACCAGTCCAGCGAACTCAAGCGCACGAAATAGCGTCGCAGCGTCCATCGGACTGCCCGTTTCTTCGAGCAGGGTTTTGGCCGAGGATGTTTTCACTGGCTTGGCTATTTTCCGTTCTGGGTCAGGATTGGCCCTTTATTCTCGTCGAACCAAACGGAGTAAATCTTGCTGTCTTTTTTGATTCCCATCCTGTTGGATAGCTTGCCATTGATGGCGTCCTGAAGAATCGAGTAGGCCAAGATGCCAGGCTGTCCGCGCATGCGCTCCACATTCAGTGCCCGTCCATTCTCATCAAGATCAAAAACCATCGCCTTGATGAATTCGCACGGCTTGCTGCACTCGAACACGGAAATAATGCTTCCGTCTTCGATGGCGACCTGCCATTTTCCGTCTTTCTCACCGACGTATCGCGCCATCACAATCGGGGCTGCGCCCTGTCCGCGCTTAATTTCATGCTCACTGAGCGCACGCTCATACCCATACGCGCCGTTGTCTTCGAGAACGTAGTAGCGGTCGGTGCCCTTGGTTGCTTGTTTTGTCGGTTCGATCTGTGTCTGCGGTGCCTGCTGGTTTTCTCCGCAGGCGCTCAATATCGCGGCGACGATGGCAATGGAAACCACGATAGTTTTCATAGCTTTTCCCCCTTGAAGATCACGACGCCACATATCGTGGCGTTGCCGTTGATGTGGATCATTGGCTCCGGCCAAGCAGGGTTAAGCGCTCGGAGGAAGCGCCTATCCCCCTCGACAACAAGTTTCTTGAATGTTGCCTCCCTGTCGTCATCCAGCCGGACAACGACGAGTGAACCGTGCTCGGCCGGGCGCTCAGGATCGACGAAAATCAGGTCGCCGTCCTGAAATGATGGGCGGCCATGTGGGTTGAACATCGACTCGCCACGTACCCGCAATACAAACGTTGCAGGGCTGTGGCTGACCGGGCAAGGCAGCCATTCCTCGGCATCGCCGGGAGACAGGTTGTCGATCACCTCTGACCAAGCGCCAGCTTGTACCCACGATATGAGCGGCACGCGCCCAAGGATGTCAGGCCCAGGCTCTGTGTTTTCATCGAGTGAATCAAGGTATCCATCACCCATGCCGTAATCACGCTCAATCCTGCGGGCGGCTTTTTCTCCGAACGAAGCTTTGCCGCTCATCAGTTGCGATATGTAGCTCTTCTCGCGCTCCGGCAGTGATCTATTGGCGAACCATCGCTTTAGCTGGTTCCGCCTGTTTTGTACTTTGTCCATGTCTGCATTTTGATTAGCAAACCATAAACAAGCAAAAACTTGACTTTATGGTTTAGTGTTTATTAAACTGCCCTCATTTGTTCCTGAGGCCATCCATGAACCTAAAGACCTACCTTTCCACACTCGAACGCGGAGGGGCATCTAGGCTCGCTGACGCGCTAGGCGTTTCCATCTCGTTTCTGTCTCAGATGGCATCGGGTTCCGCCGCCATCTCCCCGGCCCGCTGCGTCTCCATCGAGCAGGCAACCGCCGGGGCCGTGTCGCGTAAAGACTTGCGTCCCGACGACTGGCACCTGATCTGGCCTGAGCTTGCTTGCGATACCGCCTGTTGTCATGGTGCGTCTCCAAGTCCTGTTGTCGATGGCCCCACTGTATTGACCAAGGAGGACTGAGTCATGCGAGACGTGTCGCACAAGACCTGGATTGCCATCGTTCTCGACCACGTGAACGCATGGCGCAAGGCAAACGGCTGGAGCCGCGAGACGGTCGTTCAGATGATCGTCGAGGCCCACGACCGTATGAACGGCCAAGTGGTCACCGGCATCAAGTTCGAGCCTCATACCGCCGACACGTTTGAACGCTGGAAGGTCAATGCCGACCGCGTTTTCCGCTGGCTGGATGATTCCAGCAAGGACACCAACCTGCTGCCGACGAACTTCATCCCGTCGATTCTCGCGGCCATGCCGATGGATGTCCGCCTGCACTGCATGGATGACCTGCTGCGCGGTGTCGGAATTGCCGCACGGCCGATTGAGGAAGAAGCCAAGGAAGGTATCGACGCCGTTGGGATGCTCCGCGCCATGATCTCCGAGAACAGCGACGCCCAGCGGGCCGTTGCTGATCTGGTCGACGTCGCAACGCACGAAGAGTTGATCGCAGCCCAGCGCGAGCTGGCCGAATCAGTCGATGCCACTCAGCGCGCCCTACACCAGGTCGAATCGATGCTCGCGTCGGGCGCTCAACGCCATGCTGATGCGCCTTGAAGGGATGGCGGAAAAATGAGCCAGTTCAAACCACGCCACGGCATGAGCGATACGCGAATTCACTACATCCACCGCACCGTCGAGGAGCTGCTTGCCCTCACCTTCCAGATTTACTGCCGACCAGGGCAGCGCTGATCGAACACCAGAAAGGGGGCTTTCCAAATGAGCGAACACGCCGACTATCTCGATTTCTTGAGGCAAAAAATCAAGCTGGCATCATTTGCCGGCTTCGAGGTCGCCGACGCAGAGATCAATCCAATCCTCAAGCCGCACCAGCGCAAGATCGTGCAGTGGGCAGTGCAGGGCGGAAATCGCGCCATCTTTGCCAGCTTCGGCCTGGGCAAGTCGGTGATGCAGATCGAGGTCACGCGCCTAGTGCAGAAGCACGCGGGCGGCAAGGTGCTGATCGTTTGCCCGCTCGGTGTCCGCCAGGAGTTCAAGCGCGACGGCGCCATGCTCGGCGTGCATTTCGAGTTCATCCGCCGGCCGGAAGAGATGATCGATGGCCAGGACTTCTACCTGACCAACTACGAATCCATCCGCGACGGTCGGCTTGACCCGAATCTCTTCGCCGTGGTCAGCCTCGACGAGGCGAGCGTGCTGCGCAGCTACGGCAGCAAGACCTATCAGGAGTTTTTGCCGCTGTTCGGCAGGGTGAAGTTCAAGTTCGTGGCTACTGCCACGCCGAGCCCGAACCGCTACAAGGAGCTGATCCACTACGCCGGCTTCCTCGGCATCATGGACACCGGCCAGGCCTTGACGCGCTTCTTCCAGCGCGACAGCACCCGGGCCAACAACCTGACGCTGTACCCGCACAAGGAACGCGAGTTCTGGCTGTGGCTCAACAGCTGGGCGATCTTCCTGCAAAAGCCGTCTGACCTCGGCTTCGACGATACCGGCTATGACCTGCCACCGCTGCAGGTCCACTACCACGAAGTGCTGACCGACTTGACCAACGCCGGCGCCGAGAAGGATGGCCAGGGCCTGCTTTTCAAGGATGCGGCTCTCGGCCTCAAGGAAGCTGCCGCCGAGAAGCGCGACAGCTTGCCGGCGCGGATCGAGTGTCTAGAAACGATCCTCGACAACGACCCGGACAGCCACTACCTGATCTGGCACCACCTCGAGGCTGAGCGCCACGCGATCAAGCAGGCTGTGCCGGAGGCGGTCAGCGTCTATGGCACGCAAGATCTGGACGACCGAGAGCAGGCCATCGTCGATTTCTCCGACGGAAAGTTCAAGTACCTGTCGGTAAAGCCGGAAATCGCCGGCAGCGGCTGCAACTTCCAGCGCCATTGCCACAAGGCCGTTTTCCTCGGCATCAACTACAGCTTCAACGACTTCATCCAGGCGGTTCATCGCATCTATCGGTTCCTGCAAACGCGGCAGGTCGAGATCCACATCATCCACTCGGAAGCTGAGCGCGAGATCGTCAAGTCGCTGCAGACCAAGTGGAAACAGCACGAGGAGATGGTCAGCAACATGAGCGCAATCATCAAGGAACACGGCCTGAACAACGTGGCCATGGCGGACGTTCTGGCCCGCACCATCGGCGTCGATCGCCTGGAAGTGCGCGGCGACCGCTTCACGGTGGCGAATAACGACTGCGTTGTCGAAGCACGCCGGCAGCCGGACAACCACGTCGATCTGATCATCACCTCGATACCGTTTGCCAACCACTACGAATACACGCCGAGCTACAACGACTTCGGCCATACCGAGAACAACGATCATTTTTGGGCACAGATGGATTTCCTGACGCCCGAGCTGCTGCGCATCCTCAACCCTGTCCGGCTCTACTGCTGCCACGTCAAGGACCGGATCCTGTTCGGCAATGTCACCGGTGCCGGCGCGCCGACGGTCAGCCCGTTTCACTGCGAGGCGATCATGCACGCCCGCAAGCACGGCTTCGACTACATGGGGATGATCACCATCGTCACCGACGTGGTGCGCGAGAACAACCAGACCTACCGCCTGGGCTGGTCGGAGCAGTGCAAGGACGGCACCAAGATGGGCGTCGGTTCGCCGGAATATGTGCTGCTGTTCCGCAAACCGCAGACCGACCGCAGCCGCGGCTATGCCGACCTGCCGGTACAGAAATCGAAGGAAGAATACACCCGGGCGCGCTGGCAGGTCGATGCACACGCCTTCTGGCGTTCGTCCGGCAATCGGCAGATCACCGCCGAAGAACTCTCGCAGCTGGGCCCGGACAAGCTGGCCAAGGCCTTCACCGAGTACAGCCTGCAGAACGTCTATGACTACGACTTCCACGTCAAGATCGGCGAGGAACTGGAAGCCCGCGGCTCGTTGCCTTCGGCCTTCATGAGCCTGGCGCCCGGCAGCCACGACGATGCGGTGTGGCACAACGTCAATCGCATGATCACCCTGAACGGCAACCAGTCGAAGAAGGGCTTGCAGAACCACGTCTGCCCCCTGCAGTTCGACATCGTTGATCGTCTGATCGAGCGCTACAGCAACAAGGACGAATTGGTCTATGACCCGTTCGGTGGCCTGATGACCGTGCCGTATCGCGCCATCCTGAAAGGTCGCCGCGGTCAGGCCAGCGAACTGAATACCGCCTACTTCTTCGATGGCGTTCAGTACCTGAAATCGGCCGAGCGTGAGTTCTCCATGCCGAGCCTCTTTGACGTCCTGCCGGAGGCGGCTTGATAGACCAGGGGGAGGGATGAACTACTACGAACACCACCTCGGCGACTACGCCAAGGACACGGCCCACCTGACCATGCTGGAGCATGGCGCCTACCGGCTGCTGCTTGACCGCTACTACGGTACCGAGCAGGGAATTCCTGACGACCAGGCGCACCGGGTGGCGCGCGCCCGCACCCGCGAAGAGAAGGCGGCCGTCGACGCTGTCCTGGCCGAGTTCTTCACCCTGGAGGCTGGGGTCTGGAAGAACGGACGGGCCGAGGAGGAAATTGCTAAAGCTCAGGTCAAGATCAACGCCGCCAAGGAAAACGGGAAGAAAGGCGGACGGCCCCGGAAGGTTAAACCGGGTTCCGAAAACGAAACCCAGCCTAAACCCGGTGGGTTTTCCGTGGGTTCCGAAAACGAAACCCAGCCGAAAGCTCTCCAGTCACCAGACACCAGTCACCAGACACCAGAAGAACTACCGGTAGTGGGTGAACAACCGTCTGGTGGCGAATCGATCGCCGGCAACGCTACCCGGGTCGGCGCTCTGTGCAAGCAGCTTCGCGGCATTGGCATCGACGCAGCCCCGCACCTGCCGGTATGGCCCGAGCTGCTGGACCGCTTCACCGACGAGCAGATCATCGCCGTGGCCGAGATCGCCAAGGCACGCAAACCCGACGAGCGAATCCACCTGCATTACCTCGTCCCGATCCTGAACGAACCGCCCAAGGCCCCAGCCGTGAGCGGCAAGCGCAAGCCCGCGCCCGACAACTTCGAAAACCGCGACTACGGACAAGGAGGCCGCCTGTGACAACCACAACTGCCGACATGGGCATCCACACCGAACCCAAGACGCGAACCGACACGTGCGCCACCCACGGCCCGTTCGAGGCGAAGTGCTTCATCGGCTCGATCTGGTCGAAGTGCCCGACCTGCAGCGAGGAAGCGGCAGCTCGGGAGAAAGCCGAACGCGAAGCGAAGGAACGCGACGACCGCAGGCAGGCGTGGCAGCGCCGCATCGGTGAAGCCGGGATCCCGGATCGGTTCCAGAACCGCAGCCTTCAGAGCTACGTCGCCGAGTCCGAAGAACAGACGCGGGCGCTCGCCTTTGCCATCGACTACGCCGACCGGTTCGACGATGTGCTCGCCACCGGGCGCAGCGCACTGTTCATCGGCAAACCGGGCACCGGGAAAAGCCACCTGGCCGTCGGTATCGGCCTGCGGATCATGCACCGCGACAAGCGCACGGTGCTTTTCACCACGGTCATGCGCGCCATTCGTCGCGTCAAGGACACATGGAGCCGTGACAGCCGGGAAAGCGAGAGCGAAGCCATCGCCGCGCTGGTGTTCCCAGACCTGCTGATTCTCGACGAGGTGGGCGTCCAGTTCGGCAGCGACACCGAGAAGCTGATCCTGTTCGACGTGCTCAACGAGCGGTACGAAAAGCGCAAGCCGACGCTGCTGCTTTCCAACCTGCCGACCGAAGAAGTGCGCGACTACCTCGGCGAGCGCGTGTTCGACCGCCTGCGCGAGGACGGCGGCGAGGTCGTGGTGTTCGACTGGCAGAGCTGGCGTTCCCGCCCGTCGTCTGCTTGCGGTGCCTGATGTGCGGGCGAGCGCCATGCGACAAGCCGAACTGTACCTGGAGCGAAATACACAGGCGTTTGTGCGAAGCAAGATGGGTGTGTGCGCTGCCAAATTTGGAGGTGCGTCAGGCGTATTTGACTCAGGTGGAAAAGGTGCGAGGAAAGCCAGCAACGGATCAGCTCAGGCAGGACGTGAAGCTGGAATGGGAAAAGCGAAAGGGAAAGCATGGCAGTGACCAAAACACGGGTAGCGAATAAAGCGGCTGCGGGCCGCTTTGCGCTTGGGCGGCTCAAAACCGGCGAGCGAAACAAGACCGAGGCGGCCTACGAGGCATTTCTCGAAGCCTTGCGGATGACCGGTAGCGTGGCCTGGTTCAAGTTCGAAGGGGTAAAGCTGCGACTCGCCGACAACACCTTTTACACCCCGGACTACGCCGTGATGCTCTCAAACGGGCAGATGGAAATGCACGAGGTCAAGGGATTCTGGCAGGACGATGCAAGGGCAAAAATCAAGATCGCAGCCGAGCTTTACCCGTTCCGCTTCTTGGCGGTTCGGCCAAAGCCAAAGAAAGACGGGGGCGGATGGAATGTGGAGGTGTTCGAGTGAGTGAGCATAAATTCCGTGGCGTTCAGCCGCACAAGGACGGCGGCTGGGCGGTTTTCATCGGACATGAGGGAAAGAAGGTCTATCTCGGCAAGTTTGCTGACTTCGAGGCAGCCAGGGCGGCGCGGATCGAAGGCGAAATTCGGCTGTTCGGTGCTGCGTTCGACAGGCGTGAAATCGAAGTGATTGGAGATGCCGCACGGCTGCCGTTGCATGGCCGTGGCGGCGTATTCCACGGCTGGGCAATGATCGACGCTGGCGACGTTGACCGTGTGAAGTCGATTGCCTGGACGCTTGACCCGCGTGGATACGTTGCTGGGCGCCCTGCCGGATTCAGGACTTCCACCACACTGCATCGCTGGCTGATGCTCAACGGTGAGAAGGGCGGGCAGGTGGTCGATCACATCGACGGCGACAAGCTCAACAATCGCCGTGCCAATCTGCGCCTGTGCTCGCAGGCCGACAACACCAGGAACACCCGGCTCGGCCGAAACAACACCAGCGGCGCCAAGGGCGTCAGCCTTGATGTGAATGGCAAGTGGCGGGCGCGCATCTGGAAGGACAGAAAGGAAATCCGCATCGGCACCTTTGATACCGCCGAAGAGGCGTTGGCGGCCTACGACAAGGCAGCCGCCGAACTGCACGGTCAGTTCGCATCACCGAATGCCAAGGAGGCCGAATGACCGACCGGCCTATTTTCAGATCCACCAGCCAGGCGCTGCACTTTGCCTACTTGATCGAGGCCTACGAGGTGTCGGTCGAGAGCATCATGTCCAAGGCCATGCGGATCATCATGATGGAGCTCGGCCTGTGGAATACTGGCGAGCCGTCGACGGTGAATTTCGGTGGCCTGAATGCCCTGGAGGTTCGGGCGCAATGCGCGATGATCCGGGCCGCCGTTCGAAGCCGCCTTCCGGCTCCGGAGGCATGGGCGGTGCAGGCTCGCTACGGCATCAACGAAATCATTCTCGCGGATGGGCAGCGCAAGCCTGTGTTTTCCCGCGAGCGGTACGACGCAATCATGCGCCTGGGCGACTGGCTGTCGCCGTCCTTCTCGAACTTCAACCCGCTGGCCGTCGATCTGCTGGTGGCCCGCGCCGTTGATAAGCGTGTTGCCGACATGACCTTCCGGCAGATGGCCAAGCAGTTCGGGCTTGCGCACAACACGTTTCACTACGCCTTGAAGCGGGTACGTGAGAAGCTGGAAGGTCTCGAAAAGATGGCGATCAACAGGCTGGAGCCGGCGTTCATGGCCGATGGCCTAGTCGAGCCGGATATGAATTATGCCGAGGGGGCTTGACAGGTTTTGAACAAGAGGGGTAAATTCTGCCCATGCTCGAAGCAATTCCGTCTAAAGCCCGCATCTAACCCATGCGGGCTTTTGCTTTTTGGTCTCCTTGCGGTGAGTTGGTGCCCCGTCCGGCCCGTGCCGGCGGGGCATTTTGTTTTCCGCCGGCACCGCACACGATGTCCAGAGTCTTGGACGATGACCTCGAACGCTTTGCCATGCACCAAGACGGTGCGAGGCGAGGCGGACGGGGACCCTGGCGTTCTGCCCGGCCTGCGGGGCGGCGGACCCGCAGTATTTCGCTAGTGCCAGATTTGGCCCTAGGTTTCGTTTCGTTTGACCCCATGAGCACTGCATCCGTCGACACCATCGCCAAGCTGCTCGATATGACGCCCCGGCGCGTCCAGCAGCTTGCCAACGAGGGGATCATCCCGAAGCCGAAAGACCGAGGGCAATACGAAATCGTCCCGTGCGTTGTCGGGTACATAAAGCACATCAAGGGGATGCTGAACGGCGAAGCCGGCGACCTCGCATCCGAGAAAACGCGCCTGACCAGGGCGCAAGCAGACAAGACCGAAATCGAAACCGCCCGAATGAAGGGCGAACTGGTATCGCTGGCCGATGCCGAGCGCGGATGGTCGGCGTTGGTGGGAGCCTTCCGAGCGAAGATGCTCACCCTGCCGCCTCGCGCTGCAACGGCCGTATTGAACAAAGCAGAGAAGGAAGCGGAGCGAATCCTGACCAACATGGTTTATGAGGCCCTCGCCGAGCTGTCCAACTGGAAGCCCGACGATGAAGATGCTGAAACAAGCCTTGCATCGGGCAGCGGCAGTAGCAGCCCCGCCTCCGCAGATAACGACAAGCCAGTGGGCTGACGAACGCCTTTTCCTGTCCCCGGAGGACAGTGCCGAGCAGGGGAAATACACCTCTGCCCGTGCCCCGTATCAGCGGGGCATCATGGACGCCTTCAACGAGGAAGGGGCCGAAGAAATCACGGTCATGTCGTCCTCGCAGGTCGGCAAGACGTTGATCTTCAAAGCCGTGATCGGCTTCCACATCGACGTTGATCCTGCACCGATGCTGGTGGTGCAGCCGACCGTCGAGATGGCCGAGACCTTCTCGAAGGATCGCCTCGCGCCGATGATCCGGGACACCCCGGTGCTGCGCGGCAAGGTCAATGATGCCAAGAGCCGGGATTCCGGCAACACCATCCAGAAGAAGAACTTTCCGGGTGGTCACATCACGATGATCGGCGCGAATGCGCCGGCCGCGCTGGCCAGTCGGCCTATTCGCATCGTGCTGTGCGACGAGGTGGATCGTTATCCGGCGTCGGCAGGCACCGAGGGCGACCCGGTTAATCTAGCGCGCAAGCGGACAATCACGTTCCGCTCGCGCAAGCGTGTCGCGTTGTTTTCGACGCCGACGATCAAGGGCAAAAGCCGGATCGAGCGGGCGTGGAAGCGAAGCGACCAACGGCGTTACTACGTGCCGTGCCCGCATTGCGGCGATGCGCATGTTCTGCGCTGGGAAAATATCTCGATCATCGACGATGACCCCAGCACGGCGCGCATGTCTTGCCCGACATGTGGCGGACTGATTGAGGACGCTCACAAGCCCGCGATGCTGGAGGCTGGCCAGTGGATCAAGGAGAACCCGGACAGCAAGTTGCCCGGCTTCCACATCAACGAGCTGTATTCGCCGTGGCGAACTTTCGCCGAGATTGCCGCCGACTACTACGCGGCCAAGGGCAACCCGGAGGAAGAAAAGACCTGGTGGAACACCTCAATGGGGGAACCCTACGAGGACGACGGCGAGCGAGCAGATGCCGAAGAACTGGCGAAGCGGCGCGAGAACTACGACGCCGACACGTTGCCGGCCGGTGTGCTGACCGTGACCGGCGGCGTCGATACACAGAAAGACCGCCTCGAAGTGGAATTCACTGGCTGGGGCGCTGGCGAAGAGTCGTGGGGTATCGAACCGATCGTGCTCAACGGCAACCCGGCAGAGCCAGAAATCTGGAAGCGCCTGGACGATCTGCTGGCAACGACCCGCTTCACCACCGAGGACGGCCGCGTGTTGCGTGTTGCCGCCTGCTGTATCGACTCGGGCGGTCATCATGTCCAGCAGGTTTATGAGTACGCCACGCCTCGCGCTGCCCGGAACATTTGGGCGGTCAAGGGTCAATTCGGCGCTCGCCCGGTGTGGCCGAAGCGGCAAACGAAGTCGAAAAAGTACCGTGGCCACACGGTGCGGATGATCGGCGTCGATACAGCCAAGGACACGATCTACGCCCGTTGGCAGGTTGCGGAAGGCAAGCCGGGTTACTGCCATTTCTCGATGGCTTACGACGAGAACTGGTTCATCCAGGCCACCATCGAGCGGCGCGTGACGAAGTTCGACCGGCGGGGAAACGAGGTTCGCTCGTGGGAGAAACCATCGGGGGCGAGAAACGAAGCCCTGGATTGTCGGGTGTATGCGTATGCCGCGCTGCAAGGACTCAAGATCGAGCGGCGCCTTGTCTTGGCCCGCCGAACCGTGGAAGCCATCAATGCAGATCCACAACCAGACCCGCCAGCCCCGGCCCCCAAGTCGGAGCGGCGCAAACCTGAACCAACGCAACCGAGCCAAGCCCCGCCACCGAGCGGGGCTTCTCGCATTCAGGCCCGACGGGTAGCGAAATCGAGCTACCTCAAGCGCCGATGAAGGACTGACCATCATGGCAATCACGCAACAGGACATCGACAAGATCGACCGCGCCATCGCCAAGGGCGAGAGCGTCGTCCGATTCGCCGACCGCACGGTGGAATACCGCTCGGTCGATGAACTAATCAAGGCCAAGAATGCGATGCTGGCCGAACTGAGCAAGGCAACGAACCCGCGCCGTTCGCGTGTCACGCGCATCTATCACGCCGGCAAGGGGTTCTGACATGGCCTCTTACCAGACTCTCGCACGCCGGGGGTTCCTGCTGCCGAATCGCCTCAAGGCTAGTTACGACGGGGCCGGCACCGGCCGCCGTTCTGCCGCTTGGAAAGCCCCTGATTCGGGGCCGACATCGGCATCCCTCGGCGGCCTGCGCTCCCTGCGTAATCGGTCGCGGGCGGCGACCCGCAACGATCCCTACGCTTTTTCTGCCATCGACCGGCTGGTCTCCAACACCATCGGGACGGGCATCACGCCGAAGCCGAAGCACAAGGACAACGCCATCCGGGCGACCCTACAAGAATTGTGGGACGACTGGACGGAAGAGGCCGACGCCGACGGCCGCACCGATTTCTACGGTTTACAGGCGATGGTTTGCCGGGCCGTTTATGAATCCGGCGAGTGCTTCGTCCGTATTCGTCCGCGCCGGCCGGAAGACGGCCTCGCGGTGCCGCTGCAACTGCAAGTCCTTGAGCCTGAGTTCGTCCCGCACGACAAGCATGAGAAGCGCAGCAACGGCAACGTGATCCGGGCCGGGATCGAGTTCAACGGCATCGGCCAGCGTGTCGCGTACTGGATGTACCGGAGCCACCCAGGCGACGGCCCCGAACCTTCCGCTGGCTACAACGAGCTGGTGCGGGTGCCGGCCGAGCAGGTGCTGCATATTTTCGAGCCGCTGCGCCCCGGCCAGTTGCGCGGGGTTCCCGTGCTCGCGCCTGTGCTTGCCCGCCTGAAATCGCTCGACGACTTCGACGATGCAGTGCTGTTCAGGCAGGAGGTCGCCAACCTCTTTGCTGGCTTCATCCGAAAGCCGGCGCCGGAGGAACCGGAAATCGACCCGGTGACCGGACAGGCGGTTGTCACCGACTCCGACGACTTCACGCCGATGGTTGGGCTGGAGCCGGGCACGATGCAGGAGTTGCTGCCTGGCGAGGAAGTCGAGTTTTCCGACCCGCCAGACGCCGGCAATACCTACCCGGATTTCATGCGGCAGCAACTGCTCGCCACAGCGGCCGGCGCCGGCTTGCCGTTCGAGCTGCTGACCGGCGACCTGCGCGAAGTGAACGACCGGGTAATCCGCGTCGTGCTCAACGAGTTCCGCCGCCGGATTGAGCAACGGCAGTTCGGGGTTTTCGTTCATCAGCTTTGCCGGCCTACCCGTGCGGCATGGCTGGACATGGCGGTGCTGTCGGCTGCAATTGATCTGCCCGACTACACCCGGAACCGCCGGGCGTACCTGCGTACCCGCTGGGTGCCGCAGGGCTGGGCATACATCCACCCGGTGCAGGACGTGCAGGCTAAGCGCATGGAAGTGCGATCTGGCTTCACATCGCGGTCCGAGGTTGCTCTGCGCCAAGGCTACGACGCCGAGTTGATCGACGCCGAAACCGCAGCGGACAACGCCCGCGCCGACAGTCTCGGACTGGCCTACGACTCAGACGCCCGCCGTCGTGACGGCCAAGGCGAGCCGACTTACAAAGAGGAACAACCATGACACATCAAACCATGTGCCCGGCACACCGGCCGCGCATCTTTGCCAAGGCCAAAGAGCCGCAGGCATCCGCCGGTCGGAGCTGGTACCGCATCGAAGCCAAGGCCGGCGAGGATGGGAAGCCGTCCTCGGTCGAGGTGTTGATCTACGACGAAATCGGCCTGTGGGGAATCAGCGCGGCGCGCTTCGTTGAAGACCTGAAAGCCGTCGACGACGGGGCGGTAAAAGTCACGGTGGCGATTAACAGCCCTGGCGGCGATGTGTTCGACGGGTTTGCCATCCACAACGCGCTGGTGCGGATTGGTGACCGCTGCACCGTCCGAATTGACGGCCTTGCCGCATCGGCCGCCAGCGTCATCGCCTGCGGGGGCAGTCAGGTAGTCATGGCCAGCAACGCCATGATGATGATTCACAACCCTTGGACGTTTGCCTACGGAACCGCCGAGGAACTACGCAAGACCGCCGACATGATGGACAAGGCGCGAGACGGGATTCTCGCAGCCTACCGCCGCAAGGCTCCATCGATCGAGGACGCCGAGCTGCTGCGAATGCTTGACGAGGAAACGTGGCTGACCGCCGAGGAAGCCGTTGCGCTGGGCCTCGCGGATGTCGTCGGCGAAACGGTCGAGATGAAAGCCTGCCGAGGCGCTACCGGCGTCCTGGCCCGCTTCAAGCACCCGCCGAAAGCACTGCTTGACTCCGAAGCGGAGCCGCCCGGCGGCGAAACGGAAGGGCAGGAAAACGAAAAGGAAAGCACCGAAACCGGAACAGAAGCCACGGAACCCGGTGCAGCCGATCCTGCGCCCGATCCGGCGCAGGCAGTCGCCAAGGCTGCCGCCCGGATTACTCAAGCCTGCCTGAAAGCGGGAATCCCTGAAATTGCCGAGGTGCTAATCATGAACACACCACTGACAGATGACGCGGCCGTTGCCGCAGAAGTTGAGCGCGTCCAGGCCATTCGTGACCTGTGCCTGACCGCCAAGTTACCCGAGCTGGCGAGCGATTACGTCAAGTCCGGGCTTTCTGCCGATTCCGTGCGCGCCCGCCTGTTCGACAAGATCGTGCTGGCCGGCGGCAAGGAGATCGACAACAAGGAACCGGCCGAAGGGGACAAACAGCCGAAGGCGAAAGCCAAGGCCCCGAACCCGTCGGCCATTTATGCCGCCCGGAAATCGAATGTTTCCGGTAAGGCGTCGCAAACCAAGCCCTCGAAAGGAGCTGAACAATGACCATCAAGCACGAAGCCAATCACACGGCCGAGTTCCTCATTTCCGAGGGCAGCGGCCAAATCTCGCGTGAAGCCATCACCGTTTCTGCCGGCGACGCATTGCCGGCCGGCCAGGTGCTCGGCATCGAGACTGCCACGGGCGAATACGCTCCGTACAGCAACGCGGCCACCGACGGCACCGAAGTCGCCGTTGGTGTCCTCTATGCCCCGCTGCCGGCTTCCGCCAATTCGCGGGCTGGCGTGGCGGTTGTGCGCCTCGCCGAAGTGTCTGCCGCTCGCCTGACCGGCCTCGACACTGCCGGCGCCGCCGACCTCAAGGCGCGCAACATCATCGTCCGCTAAACGGACGCCGACTAGACATCAATCAGGAGTCACATCAACATGGCTGAAATTACGATCTTCGAAGACGATGCCTTCTCGGTATCCACTCTGACCGCTTCCATCAATGAGCAGCCCGTCGTTCCGGGCCGCATCGGTAGCCTGAACCTCTTCGACGAGGAAGGCATCAGCACCACCACTGTCCAGATCGAAAAGGACGGCGACACCCTCGCGCTGGTTCCGGCCGGCCAACGCGGCCAGCCCGCCCTGGTCGTTCAGGGCAGCAAGCGCCAGATGATCCCGTTCAATACGATTCATCTGCCGGAACGCGCCACCATCAACGCCGACGAGATTCAGGGGATTCGTGCCTTCGGTTCGGAAACCGAACTCGATGCCGTACAGACCGTGGTGAACAAGCGCTTGGCCAAGATGCGCCGGCAACTGGACGCAACCCATGAATTCCACCGCATTGGCGCGATCAAGGGTCTGATCCTGGACGCCGACGGCAATACCCCCCTGCTCAACATCTTCGACCGCTTCGGCATTTCCCAGCAGACGTTCGACTTCGAGCTGGATGTTGCTGCCACCGAATTGCGCTTGAAGTGCAACGACCTGCTCGACCTGATCGAGGATGCCCTGCTCGGCCAGACTTTCACCGGCGTTCGCATCCTGTGTGGCAAGGAATTCTGGCGCAAGCTGATCGTGCACAAGGCGGTCAAGGAAACCTACCTCAACACGCAAATGGCTGCATCCCTGCGCGGCGATCCGCGTGAGGCTTTCGAGTTCGGCGGCTGCGTGTTCGAGCGTTACCGTGGCAAGGTCGGCAGCATTGCCTTCGTTGGTGACAACGAAGCCTACGCCGTGCCCGAAGGTGTGCCGGAGTTGTTCATCACCCGCTATGCCCCGGCCGACTACATGGAGACGGTCAATACCAACGGCCTGCCGTATTACTCCAAGCAGGAGCGCATGCCGTTTGACAAGGGTGTTCAGTTGGAATCGCAGTCCAACCCAATCCACCTTTGCACCCGTCCCCGCGCAATCGTCAAGCTCACGGTGTAACCATGAGCGCATTCCGCGAACTGGCCGCCGAGATGGACTCGGCAATTTTCGGAGAGCTGGCGGACGACGCCACCATCGACGGGCGGCCGGTGCGCGGGATGTTTTCCGCGCCCTGGCTTGCCCCTCAAGTTGGCAGGCTCAACACCGGCATCGTCGAACCTCACCTGATTGTTCAGGATGCTGACGCTGGCGGTGTTGGGAATGGCGCCGAGGTCATTTTCGATGGCCTCGGCTACGAGGTCGTCGCAATCGAGCCTGACGGCACCGGCGTTACCGTTCTGGTTTTGAGGCCATCGACATGAGCAGCACAATTAATGTCGAGCTCGACATCAAGCAGGTGCTCGACCTGATGCATGGTCTGCCGCCGTCCGCGATGCAGAACGCTTGGCGGCGGACGCTTCGCAAGACGGCGAATTGGGTCAAGAGTCAGACGGCTAAGGCAGTCAGCAAAGAAACGCGCATTCCGCAGAAACTGCTCAGGCAGCGCCTGTACTTTTTCCTTCGATCCCGCGACACCGGCAAGGTGTGGCTTGGCCTGAACGCCATCGAAGCGAACCGGCTGGGAAAAACCCGGCAGACGCGCAAGGGTGTTACCGCCGGCCGCTTCCGGTTCGACGGCGCGTGGCTGATGAAGAAAATCGCCCCCGATGGCCCGGTATATCGGCGCACAGGGGAGGGGCGACTCCCTTACGAACAGGTGAAATACGATTGGTCAGGTTCCGGCGAGGCCGCGTTCAGAGACGCGGCAGGTCGCGCCGAGGAACGTCTGCTGGTCGTGCTTCGGCAAGAAGTGAACTACGAAATCCAGAAGGCAATCGGCCGTGCTCGATAATCTCGCTCAACTGCATACCGCCATCGTGGCCGGGCTGCGCGCAAAACTCGTCGGCGTGCCGACGGTCGATGCCTATCCGGTAATCCAGCGGCGAATCCACATCCCAGCGGTGCTTGTGGAACTGGCCGAAATGGAACCCGGCGATGATCCGGGGAGCGGCGAGACGGCGCTGATCGGACGATTCCAGGCCCGCGCCATCATCGACCCGAATCAGGCCAATGCCGACATGCAGGTGCGTGAGCTGGCCGCCCGTATCGCTGTGGCGATCACGCACGAAACCTGGGGGCTTGGAATCAGCGTCGCCCAGCTCGTGCAGATCGGCGAGGACGCATTCAAGCCTGAACTCGACGGCTACATGGTGTGGGTCGTCGAATGGACGCATGAATTCCACCTCGGCGAATCGGCATGGCCGTACCCGGATGAGTCGGGCCTTACGGTCATGCTCGGCATGTACCCGGAGACCGGCGCCGGAAATGAGGCCGGTTACTGGCCTGTCGGCAGCGATCCGCCGGCCGATTGGGGAGAACAGAAGCCATGAGCTTCGCGGAGTCAGAAACCGATCGCATGCTGTCCGGCATGTTGATGGCCGGCACCATCGAAGACGTGGATTACCAATCGGCCCGCGTGCGTGTGCGCTCCGGGGATTGGGTGTCGACGTGGCTGCCCTGGGGGTCGCTGGCCGCCGGGCAGGTACGCCACTGGAGACCGCCGTCGGTCGGCGAGCAGGCCATGATCCTGTCGCCTTCCGGGCAGCCAGAGCAAGGCATGGTGATGCCGGGCTTCTACACAGACCAGCACAGCCAGGCCAACGACAACCGACCCAACATCACGGCTCAGGACTGGCCGGATGGCGCCCGTGAGCATTACGACCACGAGGCGCACGAATACATGCTGTCGGTGCCTGCCGGGGGGCGCATCGTGCTGACCATCGGCGCCACCACGCTGGAACTGCGCGATGACGGCACGACGCTGACGACGCCAAAGCTGCTTGTTGATGCTGCCGACAGCACCTTCACCGGCACCGTGCTTGTGAAGAAGTTGCTGACCTACCTCAAGGGGCTGGTAGGCAAGGGTGGCGGCGGGGCCGGCGCCAGTATCGAGGGCGACATCTTGGTCAATGGCAACGTCTCGGCGACCGGCAGCATCATGGACGCTGGGGGTAACTCGAACCACCACTCGCATTGACCGCAACAACGAATCACCCACCAACCCCGCCAGCGAGCGGGGTTTTCTTTTTCAGGAGGCCATCATGGCAAAGACGAACGAAACCAATTCCACCGCCCCGGTGGTATTCGCCGACAAGGCGTTCAAGAGCCGCACCATTGTTCTCGAAGACGGGCGCACCTTCGCCGTCGAGAAGGGGCGCATCGTCGCCAACGACCCGGCGCTGGTCGCTTACCTCGACAAGCATCCCGAATTCGAGCGCGTCTCCGGGGAGTAAGCCATGTCAGCGCTCGTCGGACTTGACCGAAACGCCGGCCGGGCCATGACGGGCGTCGAGCATTTGAGGCAGTCCATCGCCGACATCCTCACCACTCCGGTGGGTAGCCGCGTCATGCGACCTGAGTACGGATCGCATCTGCCGCGCATGGTCGATCTGCCCGTCAACAAGGGGTGGATTTCGGCAGTGCAGGCAGAGGTTGCCCGCGCCCTTGGCCGGTGGGAACCGCGCCTCAAGTTGCGGCGCATCACCGTGGTGTCCGTCATTGACGGCCAAGTGAATCTGACCATCGCAGGCGAATACCGAGGTGAAACCGTCCTGCTGGAGGTTGTCGCATGACCCAAACCATTGACCTGACCACAATCGCTCCCCCGGATGTTGTCGAAGAACTCGACTTCGAGACGATCTATCAGGAGCTTCTGACCGACTTCCGCCGTCTGTACCCGGAATGGACGGCCTCGCTCGAATCCGATCCGGTGGTCAAGCTGTTGGAGCTGGCGGCCTATCGTGAAATGCTGATCCGGGCGCGGATCAACGATGCTGCTCAATCCAACCTGCTGGCCTTCGCTACCGGTGGCGACCTTGACCAGCTCGCCGCCTTCTACGGTGTCGTGCGGCAGAACGACGAACTCGACGACCGCCTGCGCCTGCGCGTGCAGTTTCAAATCGCCGCCCTGGCCGGTAACGGTACCAGCGAGCGATACCGCGCCAAGGCGATGGAGGCGAGCGATGCGGTAGTTGATGCGGCCGTGTTGCAGCCTGCCGCCGGTTCTGTCGACGTGGCGTTGTGGATCTCCAGCGGCTCCAGCGCTGACGATGTGCTGGCCGCCGTTCGGGCCGCCTTTGCGGCCGACGATGCACGCACGTTGGGCGTACCGCTAACCGTTCGCCAGGCACAGGCCAAGCCGATCAGCGTGATCGCCACGATTTACCGCGAGGCGACCGCCCCGGTTGATCTGGCGCAGCGCCTTGCAACCGCCTTGCCGGAGGCCCTGACTGACTACACCCAGCTCGGCCGGGATGTTCCCCGGTCGTGGTTGCTGGCGAAACTCCATGTTGCCGGCGTCTCCAGGATCGAGCTTTCCGCGCCGGCCGGCGACGTGACGATGGCGCCGGATGAGTACGCCACGGCCGGGACGATGGCCATCACCGACGGGGGTGTTGCATGGTGACACCTTCGCAGATGCTTCCGCCAAACGCGACCCCGTTGGAGCGGGCCATTGCCGACACGGCACCGCGCCAGTTGCTTGATGCGCTCGCCGATGCACCGAGGAGGCTCAAGAGTGCGCCGCCCGACGCAGTGGTGCCTTGGTTGGCGTCCGAGTGGTTCCTGTCGGATTTCATCGGCTACTTCCCGGACGCACGCGCATTGCTCGCCGCTGGTCTGCCCTGGCTCAAGGTGCGCGGCACAGCCGCCGCCGTGAAACAGGCGCTGTCGTGGATCGGCATGACGGCAACGCTGGAAGAGGATGGCGCCCGCCTGCAACTCGACCCAGGGAACCCGTTTGCACCGGACAACTTGGCCGCCATCAAGCACCTGGTCGGTGCCTCGATCCCGGCTCATGTGCAGCTATACCGGCTATTCCACGGCTACGACCGCCGCGTCCTCCATGCCTCGACCGGCGACCGCTGGTCGGAAGCCTTCCTGTCGGACGACTCCGGGGTATGGATCGACGGCGTGAAGTTGAGCTTCGGCCGCACCCAGCGACTGGAAGCCGAACGCCCGGAGACGGTCGGCGCCATGCGGCTCTACCGGCTGCATACCTCGCGCACCCTCTACCCGGACGTGCTGCGCTACGGCACCGCCCGCTTCGGCGATGCCCCGGTGCTCAACCACCCGGTGGCACGCGGCCGGCTGACCGGCCTCGGCAATGCGCTCGGCCTGCTGCACCCGGTCATCCTCGCCGGCAACGCCCCGCCCAAGCGCTGGACGGGCGGCTGGGATGCCCGTACATGGGGCCGCTGGCTGCCCATGAAGCCGCACCGCCGCATCGCCCGCGCTGCCTTTGGGCTTTCCGAAGACTGGCGTCTCGGCGAGCCAAACACCCGCTTCGGCGGCTACACCGAGACGGCCACCAACCGCTTCTTCTGGTCGGACCCCGACTCGAAGCTGTCGGCCTTCGACCCCGGCCGCATCCGCACCCCGATTGAAGAGGTGTGGGTCGTCACGCACGGCCTTGCGGCCGTTGCCCCGCCCGACCTCGGGCAGATGGGCGGCCGTACCAGCCGCCACGGCCTGCATACCAGCCTCGCCGACTGGCGCGGCCAGGTGCGCATGGACGGGTCGCTCCGCTGGTCGGACGCGCCGCTGACCGAGAGCACGGGCGAACTGGCCATCGGCCGCCTGCACACCGGCAGCACCGTGGGCATCGGCGACCGGGACAGCCGCTACCCCTGGGCCGGCGGTTGGGACGACCGGCGCTGGGGCGGCGACATCGGCACCACTCACCAAACCCTGACTTCATAAGGAGAAACGCCACATGGCAACCTTGACCCACAGCGGACGCGCCGCCCTGGCCGCCGCGCTCGCCTCGCAGACCCTGCACTTCGCCTGGGGTACGGGCGATGCAGCTTGGGACACCACTCCGGTGCCCGAACCCATCGACGCCACCGCTCTGGTCAATGAAGTCGGCCGGCGTCTGGTCACCCAGGTGCAATTTGTAACCGAAGACCCGGCCGGCGAAATCATCGTCCCGACCGGGCGCTACACCGTTTCGGCCACGCCAACGCGGCACCTCCTGTTCCGCATCGACTACGACTTCGGCGACGCCCCGGCCTCGGTGATCCGCGAGGTTGCCCTGTTTGCCGGCACCGAGGTGCAGGCGGGACTGCCGGCTGGCCAGCGCTACTTCGAGCCGGGGCAGATCGTCGCTCCCGGTACCTTGGTCGCCCTGGAGCGCATCACCCCAATCAACCGCTCGCCGGCCACCCGCGAGACCTTTGAACACGTCATCACCCTGTAAGGAGAGGCTATGCCGACCACCATGCCCGAGGGCTACTACAACCGCTTCGACCCGGCGAAGAACTTCGACCAGCATCTCTTTCGGGCCGGTTTCGCGGTGCAGTCGTCCGAGTTCAACGAAGTGCAGTCCAACTTTGCCGCCCGCATCCAGGGCGTCGCCGACGCCTTGTTCCGCGACGGCGACGTGATCCGCGACGCCCGCGTCATCGTCAATGCCGACACCGGGGAAACCACCTGCGAAGCCGGCGCCGTCTATCTCAAGGGTGCCGTGCGCGGCGTCGCCCCCAGGAGCATCCTCGTCCCGGTCGTGGGCGTGATCGCCGTGGGCCTCTACCTACAGGAGGCGGTCATCACCGAGCTGGAAGACCCCAGCCTGCGCGACCCGGCCGTTGGCACCCGCAACTACCAGGAGCCCGGCGCCGCCCGCCTCAAGATCGAGGCCGTGTGGGGCTTTGCCGGCGACGGTCAGAACGGCGAGTTCTTCCCGGTCTATCAGGTCGAGAACGGCATCCTGCGGGCCAAGGAACCGCCGCCCAACCTGGACGGCGTGACGCAGGCGCTCGCACGCTACGACCGCGACTCTTCCGGCGGCTCCTACGTTGTCGGCGGCCTCACCGTCGCTGCCGCCGCCGACCTGCAAACCGGCGAGCAGGTCTATACCGTCAGCGAGGGCCGTGCCCGCGTCAATGGCTACGGGGTGGAACTCACCACCTCCCGCCGCCTGATCTACGCCGCCGCTGCC